GGGGCGCCTCTGCATTAATATTTTGGGCCCCGACACGTTCTTTATTTCGTGACAATATACACCTCGTATTTTATTTTCTATGGATTGAAGAAAGAAGTACCCTTGAGGGAGCTTGCAACGGATCCGCCCGTATTGGCGGTTTGGAGGCGCGCCCAATCATATTTAAGAGTAATGCTGATTGTGGTCAACTCATCGTTGCCATATTCTAAACTGCCATAATCTACTTTAGAAATAAAGGCATTCCATAAAGTCCATTGTTCCAGGGGGACGCCAGTCGCATCAGTCTGCGTAACCGTGACAGTTCCAAGGGAAGATACGGCAGTGGCCTTGGTCATCGTGCTAACATCATTTGCATCAGCAGGGGGGTGATATCCACCACCTTCAAGCAACGCGGCCAAGGATGCTGCCATATCCGGAGTTCCGGGATCGACCATTTCGATTGTTACCTCCGACCACGATACGGTACCCGGGTAATAAAAAGTATGATTTAAATATTTGTGTTCCGCAGCTGCGATTTCGAAAGAAGGCTTTGTTGCCGACTTCGCCCACCACAAAAAACTATTGCCCGCATCAAATCCCCCAAATTCGACCTTAAATCTAAATTGCCTCTTTGGATCTTTGAGTGTAGCGTCTTCGCCAAAGTTGGTTGACCAGAATGCCATTGTTATAAACTCCTATATTCTATTTTAAATAGTGTTGTAGGGGAAATTCCCCCACTTCTTTTAGTCATCGAAGGATGCGCCAGTTGAAGCAATCACGAAGTCAATTGCAATGAATTCAATTGCTCTGGCTGGTTTAACCATAATTTTTGCGTACAAAATGTTCTGATCAATAAGATCTGGAGTAGTTGTGGATTCATCCAAAATCAAACGATAATCGGTGATTCCGAATCTACTCTTCACATTTGTTAGCAACGGCTCGATGAGTCCCTTGAAACGCATCCAAGTGGCTTCCACATTCTGCTCAAAAAGAACCTGCGATGAAAGAATCGAAATCTGCTTCTTCAAGTAGATTACCAATCTTCTAACATTAATTCTATCTAGCGCAGATCGGCGCTCCTGAAGCGTCTTCTGTCCGAAGACCACGATGCCGGTGGAGGGGAAGGATGCAATTGGATTAATTCTTGCTTCATAAAGAGTATCTCTCTCCTTGGAGGTCAACCTTTCAGACACACTAGCGACTGGAATTCCAGCGGCGCCTTCAGTAAGTCCGCCGCGATTAAACCCAGCAGGAGCAAACCAAAGTTCCGACCTTGCTTCTGAGCTAGCAAAAACTCCCATCATTGCGACGGTGGGCGGGATCCATACAAGCTGGCCCGTCTGTTCGTCCCGGGTTTGAACCCACGGATAGAAAGTACAGCCATAACTTGAATCGATTCTTCTATCTTTTAGTGCATTTGCAGCAGATGTTGGATCGGTTCCAATTCTGCTGGTCTTGCTGCTATAATATCTCTCATGTGCAGGAATGTAAACATTCGCCAAATCAATCAGTGCAAGAGCGTCGGCGCGATCTTCACAGATATTAATCATATGAGTTGTCAGGCCATCCAATGTTAGCCCAGGTACCGTTAGCAGATTCATATTAACAAATTCTGGATCCGAGACCGTATCAATGCCCCTCTTGATAGTGTGATAAATATAACTATTCAAATCGGTGGAAGTTGAAGACATTCCTCTGTTGTATAGAGGATCCGGCTTTGTAATATCCCATCCGTCTAAACCACCCCAGAAGGGAGCAGTAAACCTATTATAGCCTGCATTTATTGTGGTTGTATATGAACTACCATTTCCGGCGGCTCTTGTGCCCGATACATAGACCCTGACACCATCAACAGTTTTGAGTTCGTCTAATGAGAAGGCATATGAGTAAGCCATAACCCCAGAAAGCGCAGTAGGAATCTGAAGATTGTAGGTGGTTGGATCATCCGGGAAGGACTGATACGGAACCCTATGAAAATCAGGAACACTAACATCATACCGAGTTCCGCCGGCGGTGCGCGTGGTTGACATTCCGAAATATGCATTTGTTTGGTCGCTCATGCCGCCGGCAGATGCTGACTGTCGAAGCCTGGCAACCGGGAAAAGAAGTGAACCGGTTTTGCGGCAGTAATTGAGGACTCCATGGACGATGATTCGGGAACCTGAGATGACCGCGGTGTCGGAGCCGCTCAATACGCCCCCAACCGGCATATAAATGAATCTATTTCCAATTCCTTCTCCAGTCGCCTCTCGGCCGGCCTCAGCATCCGCATAACCACCGGTAATTTGAAGTGCATCTGCCCACCTTGGTGGACCCATATACCCGAATGGTAGAAGTGCTGCATCTGTGGCGCCAGCTTCAACATTTGAATTCATATCAACTCTAACAAATTTAGATCGGCTGGGGTACTCGCCGTATAGCTTTAATCTCTTGGCGCTCGTGTCCCACTGGTAGAACTGATCTCCCATTCTACGTGCAATGAAATCGGGAGATGTGGGATCTAGCGTAAGATTATCAAATCTTTCCATAACCTGCACAGCGTTGTCTGAGTCTGCAATATTTCTAATAACAACCGAAAATGTTCCATATTCAGTTGCCGTCGTTGTTGATTGTCTAATTTTATCAATTGAAACTTTACAATTCTTACTCAGCCATTCGCCATGGCCGCGGCCCTTCAAGCGGAAAAGTTTTTGTTGAGTATCTGCCGTATAGCTCGCAGTATCGTTTGAAACATCCTGTCCGATGAACCACCCCGCGACTGCTTCCCGGGAAGCTTCCTTCATTTTGTGAGGGCCGATTCCGGCGCCCGTTCTGGCGCCAGTTTCACCAACATTATATGCGATGGGGACAAGAAGGCCATGGCCGGCGACACCAACACAACTATTATCACGTAAGAATTGTTCATAAGTTTCCCCAAGCCAGAAATCCGTCGCGGAGGCAGTAGAATAAAATTCACCAGGGGTACCAACTAATTGCGGGTTTGTATTAAACGCCTTTCTAATAAAAGTGTCCGCCGAATCATCAAAACCGAATTTAATTGTAGAAGAGCCCCCCTGTGCTCCAGAAACAATCATTGCCAAAAGATTGTTGGAATCAGTATTGATAAACTGATTAACACCCACGCTCTGCGTCGATGCGGCGGGGTTTGGACCCAAGACGCCGCTCAAGTTGATTGATGCCGACTTATTAACATAGAAAATAGCAGCTAGTGAACCAGTTCCAACATTTGCATTGCTTGTAGCGTTTCCTGTTGGGAAGAACCATAACCCGAAGGCGCCACCATTTTCGCCGGCAGAACCAGTGGGGTTCTTAACCGTCTGCCATCCAGCAGTTCCCCCCGTAGAGCCATCATTATTGGTATCTTCCTGACCAAGCAAACGAAGATAAGTGATTGGGGCAACATTGGGTCTTAAGAATGCCTTTGCTGCATATGTACTGTACATTGGAGACTGATAATTTCCATTGCGATAAATATCACCGCCGCCCATACCGGGGACCGTTTCTCCAAAAACCTCGACAAATTCAGAATATGATTCTACTTTTATGGGTTGCATTGCAAGCCCACGACGAGAACGACCAATAATTACTGGTCCAATCGCTTCTGGCGTTTTTGGAATAAAGGAGTTATCAATCTCGTTGATAAACACCCCAGGAGATACAAATTTAAAGTTTTTTACTGACATTCCATGTTTCCTCTCTTAAATAATGGGATTTAATTGCGGTTCAATCATAGTTTAAATAGTATTTTGAACTTCAAAAGGCGGGGGAATGCAGAAGAAAAGCGAACTTTCAGTTCAGGATGTGATATTCATAAATCCGTCCACATCTTTAACAATTCCTTCCTGTGGGTATGTAATTTCTACTATATTTTCATCGATGCGCACAATTGGTCTATCATCGTTATTACCTTCACCAATTAAATAACCTAAAACTCTAATAGTAATCTCGGAAGCAAACATCCTTGCCTCTTCTTCAAGATTATCAGCGTTGTTGTTGTGTATAAAGCCCTGTTCTATAAATGCCTCGTATAGATGACCATTTCGCCTCATTATAAAAGAATTGATTTGTCCTGTTCTTGTCATAAAAGGAGCAATTAGGTCATTCATTTGTGTCTGATATTCAGTTTTAATTACAATTTTATAATCTATATTTATATACACAGGAATTGGGATTGATAAACTTTGAACCACAACTCGCTTATTAATTCTGGGGTAATATCTCTGTTTTTCGCCCGTTGTATTCTGGCGCACACCAGTTGCAACAGCAAAATTTCTTGTTTTATCTTGTACAATCTTCCGTGCGATAACAAGGCGCCCAGTTCTGCCATTTCTGTCTTCAGAATATATATGCGCCTGGTAGCTGCCTTTGCGCGCGGGATCTTTTGTAACGCCGGTTCTTTCTACACTTACGACTGGAAGTAGTAAAGAACCACCTCCATCTCTTAAATTTTTATTATGTTTAATTTGAAAAGAACGTTCTGGAGTCTGCCAAAAAACTGGAACCTCTTTGTATCCATCATTCTTAAACACACTAAGTCTGAGGTCTTCTTTGAGCCAGGAAGTCATAGCATAATCTATGTTCTCAATAGTGGATGCTAGCATTCCAATTTCTTTTAAACTGAAATTACTACCGGGAGGTAACATTGCAAAATCAAAATCATTAGCTAGCATCAAATAGCCCCTTTCTTGCTCTTCTGCATCTTGCAGAAATTTCAAAACCATAATCGACTTGACCAAATAGTTTTGTGTCTTCCGATAGTTTAACTATCTCGTAATAATGTTCTCCATATGAAACAAAATCACCTTCGCGAACATACAGATTTTGGTCTTCTTCTAATCTTCTCTTGTGAAAATGAACGTTAATCTCCCATGTTTTATCGATGCCCACATTTGGAAGATAATTTGTAGCAAACTCGGTGAATTCAACCATTGCATATACTCTAATTGGTGGTAGAAATGTTTTTTCAATCGCTTCCCCATACAATTCATGAAAATCAGTTGTTTTAAGATCAATCGGATAATAAAGAATTTGTTGGCCAATGACTTTTTCAATTAATTCATCATTTACTTGTTTAACAAGATCTCTTTCTTTTTTTCCGAAGAAAAG